CCCCTTGACCATTTCAGGCAATGCCGTGAGCAGCCCGCCCACCACAAACAATAACGGCCCGATGGCTACCGTCGCCACTCCTAAGCCTATAGCTGTATCTTGCAGCGCAGGAGGCAAATTCTTAAATTGGCTTGCCGCTTTGCCTACTTGGTTCGCTAGATTCTCAGCTAATCCGGCAATCCGCTGAATGGATGGCGCAAGGTTTTCGCCGATAGCCGTAGCGGCAGATTCCACGGAGCCCTTCATCCGTTCAATCGCTCCGTTGAGGCCCTGATTCATGGTGTCCGCCATCTTCTTGGCTTCACCTTCGGCATTTTTTAACTTTGCCGTGATGTCCTCGATAGCCGGTCCGCCAAGCCCAATCAATGAAGCGGCAACGCTGGCCGTTTCGCGGCCAAAAATCTGGAACACGTCGCTTGTTTGGATTCCCGCCCGCTTCAGGGCTTCGAAGATTTGCGGCAAAGGTAGAAGGTTGCCTTGCGCGTCCTTCGTGGCCACGCCCAGCCTATCCAGCGCCTTCGCCGACTCCTTAGATGGATCAGCTAACGAGCCAATCGCGCCGCGTAAACCTGTTGCCGCGATTTCTCCCTTTAACCCGCGATCAGAGAGCAACGCCAGCATTCCCACCGTCTGCTCGAGTGATAGTCCCGCGGTTTTTGCGATTGGGCCAACGATTCGCAACGATTGCCCCAAATCCCCAACGCTCGCAGAAGAGAGAGAGGCGCCTTTGGCGAGGATGTCGGCAACCTTCCCGGTATCGGAAACTTTCAAGCCAAATTGGTTCAGCGCGGATGTTGCAATGTCAGCAGCGAGACCCACCGACAGCGCATCCGTTGCCGCTAGATCCAAGATCCCCGGCAGTGTCGCAATCTGTTCTTTGGCGGTCAGGCCCTTAGCTGCGAGAATCGCAAAACCTTCGGCAGCTTCGTTGGCTGAAAATTTAGTTTTCGCTCCAAGCTCAAGGGCTGCTTCTTTGATTTTGTTGAGATCGGCTCCGGTTATGTCGCCAAGTGCGGAAACCTTATTCAGCAACGATTCAAAATTGCCAAACAACTTGAGACTCGCGGTAGCGGCTCCAGCTATCGGCAAGGTCAAGCCGGCGGTCAAGCCAAGGCCAACAGTTTGCAGATTCGAGCCCAGGTTTTGAAACCCGCGCGTCTGCCGCTGGATAGTGCTATCGGTCCGCAACAGGTCAGCATTGACCATCTGCATGGACTTCCTAAATCCTTCAGCGTCCGCCGAGATTTTAACTATTAGTTCTGAGAGTCTGCCCATTTGGTTGCAATCTTTCGATCAATGCCGCGTGCTCCGCTGGCGTCAGCCGATGCTTTTTCTTGCCGCCCATGAGGCGCAGGTCGTCCATATCGAGAGGCTTTTTGAGGTTTAAAGCCAGCGATGAAATATAGGCTTGCCGCGCCGCCATGACGTCAAGCAATTCCGTCTGAGCCGTGTGCTGCTCAAGCAATACGTCTAGCTGGCGGGGGGTGAGATCTTCGATTTCTTCGGCGCTGAGATTGCAATGATATTTGCAGAAGGCCCAGATTCGATGGTAGAAGTCGATTGGATCAGTTCGATCAGCGTCATAAGATCCCGGTTCGGCTCGTTGTTCGCTGCCAGCGCTGCCGCCAGAGCTTCCAGTTTTTTTTTGGCGATTGGCTCGTAGTCGTATAGGGCCTTAACGCAGCCAGCCAGTAACTCGTCTTCGGTTTCGAAGTCAACAAGATCCGCCGCTGAGTCCAGCGTGAGATCCGGCATTCCGTGATTCAGCCCCACCAATAGCAATTGCGGTAGCATTTGCGCTGGCGTGGTTAACGGGAGGCCCCAGCCGGAGCGAAGGCCAACGCCTGCAATCCTTTCGGCGCGCGACCAATCGGAGAAGCGATACCGAAGGCGCCTTTCGACGCCCCCGATATTTAGTTTGTGTTGTGGTTCGGTCATCATAACTTAGGGAGTGGGCGCGGTGGTTGAGTATTCCGGCGCGGCGCTCAAAGTGAAGGTCACTTCGGCTTCGATGGTTGCGTCTTGGTTGTACGACAACGCAAGCCCACCGAAGAAGCCCGCGTACAAATAGAACTGATTCAGCCCCGGATGCTTGACATAAATGCGATCAAAAGACCCTGCCAGATTCGCTTGAGATTCAATCTGCGTGTGTGTGGTTTCCGTCACGTCGAACATCAACGTAAACGTCACGTCTCCAAATTCAACCTTGCCACCTGCAAACGTCTTTACCGAGCTTCGCAGTTCGGTTGTGTCAATTTTGCCTTTCGACGGCGCACCCACTGAAAAGTTGCGAGCACCGCGAATTTCGGTGAATGCAACGCCAGTATCAAGGAAAATAGTTGTTCCGTCTGCGACGGTTGCTGAATAGGCCATGAAGCCTCCTGTCCGTCTCGCGACGGTCATGAATTTTGGCGGCTGTCGGGTGTCTCACGACATTCCGATTTAGCGCCGCCGTCGGGCCAAGGCCCGAAGTCTAAGAAGTGTGCGTAAGCGTGTAGCGCGACGTTACGACGTAGGTGCCGGTGTCCGGTATCACGTCGTCTGAGATGTCCTGGAGCCTCGCGAAATCGCAGGTATAGGCACCCATTGCACCCCTGTAGCGATCTAGCGCAGCTTCAAGCGCGTCGGCTAGCTCGTGCGCCGCTGAGTGCGTTTCGGCAAGCGCAACAAATTCAAATTCAGTTTTGCGTTTAACTGTCTCGCGAAGCAACTCAATGTCCTGCCGAGAGACCTGAGCAAAGAGAAGCGTTACGGACAGGGCTGAGTTTAAGCCCAACTCAGGCGCGATAACCGGATATATGCGAGCGCTTGCGCCTGATCCCGTTAGCGCTGTGATGCCCGCCGTTGCGGTTAGAAAGCTGTATAATCCGTCTACGAATGGCATTTAGTGTGTGTCGATGAACCGTTGGAGTACTTTAGATGTCTTGCTTGCCGCTGCTTCGAGAGCGCGTGGCCCAGCGGCTTCAACAGCAGGCCGGAAGAATGGACGCGCGGCCATCGCGGCGACTCGCCTCGCAAATACAAGGCCCGTTCCAGCTTTGTTTGCAAAGACGAGAAACTTGCCTTTCTTCGCGGTTCTTGCCGCCGTTCCAAACTCTACGAGATGCGCGTGAGATGCAGCGTTCGGCCCGTTAAGGACATTGGTCCGTGCGTAAGCTGCCGGATTCTTTCCGCGCTTGGACGCCCAGGCTATGATTGCCTTGCGCACCGTACCCTTGTTTCGCACAAACTCGCGGCGAGAACCCAAGACTGAATAGCTTAGATTCTTGCCGACAGGTGCACGACGCTTTGCTTCGTCTCTGATGATATTCGCGGAAGCCCGGAACACTTGCCGCGTCTCGCTATCATTAAGCGACTCGACTAGCGCTTTCAGCTTGAGGCTGAGCGGTATCGCCCCAACTACTACAACACTCATGAGCCTTGCGAGCGCCCTTCTTTGCAGTCGAGAAGCATTTCTACATGCCCTTCATTCATATCGCGGACGCTCAAAATATCGAAGGTTCGAGACCCGTAAACGAAGCGCATTTTAGCCGTTACCCCAGGCCGATATCGAATCTTCAGAACGTGAGTCATTTCCGCCAACACTTCCCGCTGTGCGACCACCTCCCGCCCGCTCTGGTTGAGCATTAGAAACCAGACAGTAGCCACGTCGGACCATGAAGAAATGGGCTGGCCCGATGCGCCGCGGCTTACCGTTTCTTGCTGGATTGTGCCGCGCCTGTCGAGCGCTCCTGATTCCATCACAGCGCCCAATACCTCAACCCCGCCATCAAATATTCAGACGCCCGCGCCATACGCTTCGCTTCTACCGCTGTATTGCCTACAATGACATCTGATCGGTGATTGTACAGATGGTCAAGTGTCATCAATAGCGCGTGCTTTGCCCGCTGAGGCACCGCCGCTGCACCGCCGAAGCCCATCACGCACCTAACCACTACTGCATCCATTGGCCGCAGTGTAGCGACTGGCCATTGCTTGCCGTCTTTCAGCACGATCCGCCCTCGCCTCGCGTC